ACTTGCAATTGCTATAAATCACCTACACGAAACGGCTCATACGAGAGGTGTTGCATTTGTTTCACAAAAAGAATTTGACGAAATAAAAGCAGAAGCAAAAGAGAGTGCTAGTAAGCACCTCAACTAAGGATAGGAATGATAATACAAGTAGTCAAAGAACTACCTGAGTTTGGTCATATGCTCAACACAGAAGGTAAGGATAAGTTAGCAAAAGCATTATCTAATACTGTAATGGAGTTGAGCAAGAGACCCAAGATAGAACACAAGGTAGTCTTGTATCAAACACCTGAAGACGATTTAGAGTAATCGCTTTTGGGTTGTGACGAACAATAGGTAGGAAGCCGAGATTTCTTTTTATCTATTTTTACGCAGTTTATATTGAGTCTAAATTGCAATTAATCCACAAGTTGAAAGTTTGCACTTGTGAAAAGCAAACAATTAACCTAAAATAGGAGTTAAGTATGGTTATAAATAAAAAAGTAAAACTTTCGACTAGGTGCGTTATGAATGTAAGTAGCGTAGTCTGCAAAGTGTGGAAGGTCGTAAGATGTAAGTTGTGGAGAGATATAGATGATTTTGATTATTATATTTCAGACTTACGTTCCCAATATCCCAATCCTTTAGTTTATTCTAAAGCAGTTGGTGACCTACCTTACTACTGCAAAACCGTAGAAGTTGATGATGAGTATGAAAGGACTTCATCAATAAAAATAGGTGACGCAGTTATCCAATACACTTTCAATAAACTAAGACGACAAGGTCTAATAGAAGACAGTGAAGTAATTCCATTGTTTGAACATTACGACCCATATAAGTCTACGATTGAAAATGTGATAGCGCAGACAAAACTCTCTCATAACCGTCCTGATAAGTTGAAGGTTATAAAGTTAAATCGAAAGGAGAATAATGTCTTACAGTTGCACAACAAGTAATATTCACTTTGATAAAGTGTTTATGCAAGAAGTAGCAAAGTCTAAGGCGAAGACTTTTGGTAATGGTATTCCATTACAATTGGTCTTAACATTTAAGACACTCTCTTGTTTACCTGATGGTCAAGAATTAAACACTCAGGTTATAAGAGAATGGTATCACAAGTTTTTTGGAGTTGTGATTTCCTTGTCTTCAATATCTCGAAATGTAAGTGATTTACATACTCTAGGTTTCGTTGAAAGAGTTGTAAATCCATTCGAGAATAGAAGATTAAGTTGGATTAAATTAACACCAACAGGAAGAAGACTTCAAAAACTCTTTATCGGAACTACGTCAGATTGGAAAGATGTGCCGAAGTTGAAGATAGAGAACCAACTAAAAACTGCAAGGAGTATAAAAATATGAGACAAGCAGTAAAAGCAAAAATCCTTGAAGCATTACCGAAAGGTATAACTTTAAGGCGTGATAATTCTTTATGGATTTCTAAATATAAAGAGTACCACGTAGACGGTGAAAAGAAGTCTAAACGACTTACTGAAACCGTGAAGTTAGATATTGATAATACAATGTCTGACGCTAAACAAATAGAGAAGTTTGAGGAAGCACTTGGTAAAGCAATCAAAGTGAAGTCTCAAATGAACCAACGTTTAGCAAACAGAAGTTTTCTTCTGACTGATAATGTGAGGATTACTGGTGAAGCATATATCAATAATCTTTATCAAGACTTAGTAAGACTGAAAACTTGGAAAGGTAAGCACGGTGAAACTGTTGCTAACTATGCTAAAGATATATTAGATTTCTTTAAGGATAAGGATATTCTAAATCCTAAACTTAAAGACTTTCACGATATATTTACTTTAGCTGACTTTAAAGAGTGGGCGATTGTTCATTCCTCAAAAAAGAGAATGAATAATTATAACTCTTGTAGCACTAATACCGTGAACAAGCGTTTAGGTTTGTTAAGACAATTAACGTCCTTCGCAATCAAACAAAGACTTTTTAGTCTTGATGATTGTATTGACCCAAGTGCTAAAAACTTTGGGATACAAGATGAAAGACGTGCAGAAAGTAAACCTAAACCTGCACTGTCAATTGCAGAAGAACAACAATTGCTAAATACCTGTAAGCTACGTGAAGATGGCTATTGGTATGATGTGATAGTTTTTGCGATTGATACAGGTCTTCGACACGATGGCGAGTTAAACGCAATTACGCCTGATGAAATAGACTTTGGTAAAAAGACTATGACGTTGAAAAGACCTAAAACTGGTAAATGGTCTACTATTCCATTAACTAATAGAGCATTAGAAGTAGTAAGAAGAAGACGTGAAGTTGCTTTAAAAAATGATGGCAACCGTTTCTTTCCTATATCTAAATCTTCTCTTAGACATAACTGGGATAAGTATATTAAGTTATCAGGTCTAAACGATGAGTATACGCCTTACTCAACAAGACACACTTTTATTACTAGGTTAGTAGAAGCTGATGTAAGTCCAAAAGCAGTTCAGCATTTAGCAGGACATAAGTCTATTGAGACTACACTTCAGTACTACACGCATAGTACAAATGAGGTGCTTGAAAATGCTATAACTAAATTAGAGGAATACAAGAAAGCTAAAACTAAAAAAGCTGAAGTATCTTCTTTAATTGGTCACAATAGTAGAAAGGTGTTGAAATAGAGAAAATGATGTCTATAACTTCCGTATCAATTGTTGGGGCGATGGCGGAACTGGTAGACGCGCCAGTCTTAGGAACTGGTCTCGCAAGAGGTGAAGGTTCGAGTCCTTTTCGCCCTACCATTGGTCAAAAAATGGATACAATGATGGATACAAAACTGTATTCATTGATACAATGGGTGAAGAAAGGAGTGTTGGTAGTTCAAGGTTTAGTAAGATACGTTAGTCTTAGGAGATACCGACACTTCTTCTTCATTGCACAAGTGACGAATTACTATTGTGTTGCTTGTGTTTTTTTAAAAAATCAATCTTTGCACTTGTGCGATAGTCTTGTATCAAATTGTATCAAAACTACTGTATCCTGCACTTCTGCAATAAATAAATGGAGAAATGTTCACTAAATGTCCGATATATTAAATCAACAACAACAAGACCTACAATTACAATTACAAGAACTTGTCAAAGTAGGCGTAGGTGGCAAGTTTAAAGATAATTCAGATTATACAAAACGTATTCAAGAAGAATTAGAATTTGAAGACGCTATGCTACAAGGTGGTATAGACCGTTTCAGAAAGACCGTAAAAGACGCTATTGCTAAAGGTCAAGAAAGCACAACACTTCACGGTCTAGTATTACAACAGAAATATATAACTAAACTGTCCTTATTAATTAATGGCGATATTAAGACTATGGAAGATGGTGGCGCAGGTAATCGAATGACTGCACTAAAACTATTGTGTCAATGTCTACCAAAATCAGCTTTTGATAAAGGTGTATTTCTTTCTAAAGAACATACAGTTTGGGATACCTGTTCGTTGATAGTTTTGAAGAATACAATTGATGGTATTAGCAATGAAACCACAATGAATAAACTAGCAATTAAGATAGGAACTGGCTTGATGATGGAAGCTAGAATAACGATGTTTAAGGATAGAGATAAAGAAAATTATAATAGGATATATAAAAGACTTGCAGGAAAGAACATACCTCAGAAGGTAAATAGGTATCAATATAAGCATAAAGTTTGGACTTATATGATTAATAAAAACCAACTGGAGTTTGACGATTGGGGCAAGGAAGGGAGACTTCATCTTGGAGTTAAGATGATTGGTTTTCTAGAAAAACTGGGTTTAGTAAAACACCAGAATAGAAAGCTAAATAAATTCAAGACAGTCACTTATGTTGAAGCTACTAGAAAAATCATAGACGAGATTAGGAACTTCAATATCAAGAATGAAGCACTTCAACCTAAATACCTTCCAATGTTAATGCCACCTAGAAAATGGGAATATAATCCTTTTGTCGGTGGATATTACGGAAGAAAACACAATCACGAAAACAAACCAGATGAGGTCAAAAATGCACTATAATTTAGTAAAAGCGTCAAACAGAAGATACTTAGAAGAACTTAAAAATAGAGGTCACGAAATGAAAGACCTTTACGATAGCATAAATATTATGCAGGAAACTGAATGGGTTATAAATAAACCTGTTTTAGATGTCATAGAAGCATTAATTCAAAAAGATGTGACTTTGGGAAAGCTACCAGTAAATCCTCAAAGTATGGAACTTCCACCTAAACCAATAGATATAGCTACTAACAAAGAGAGTTTAGTTAGATGGAAAAGAGAAGCGTCTAATATTTACAAAGAACAAGCTAAATCAAAATCTAAATATATACAGGTAAGGCAAATTCTTGAAGAAGCTAATTTATTAAAAGATAGGTCTTTCTTTTTTCCTCACCAAATAGACTTTAGGTCAAGAGGTTATCCAAAACCTGCAATGTTATCACCACAAGGTGCTGACTATTCTAGAGCATTACTTAAATTTAAATATGGAAAGCAAATGAAAGAGAATAGTAGTTTTGATAGTTTTGCAATCGCAGGTGCAGGATTATTTGGAGAAGTAGATAAAGAAGACATTCAAACAAGATTAGATTGGGTTAAAGATAATATGCAACGATTTATAAATTGTGCAAAGAACCCATTAGAAGATACTTATTGGTCACAAGCTGATAAATCATTTTGTTTTCTTGCTTGGTGTTTTGAACTTAAAGACTTTGCAGAAACAGACTTTGACGCTAGTTTTATAACTACACTACCAATACAATCAGACTGTAGTAATTCTGGTTTACAACATTATTCAGCAATGATGAGAGACGAAATAGGTGGTAAAGCTACTAATCTAATTCCATCAAATAAACCTGAAGATGTTTACAGAACTGTATCTGAAAAAGTGATAGAAAAATTAGAAGTAAATCCTGACCCACTAGCTAAGAAGTGGTTAGATTATGGTGTAGACAGAAAG